AAAACATCAACTCATCTCCATCTCCTACATCAAAAGAAGAAGATTCAATAAAAGAATTTAATGCAGTACCATCTCCTGTATAAATATCTTCAGGTTCATTATCCCATAAAAAATTATCTGCAGTGGCAGAAACATTACCTGTTGCAATAGTATTTTCAAATACTGTTCTATCTCTAAATGTAGTATAAAAACTATCTCCAAATACCCAAGTCTTTTCTTCAGGATTATATATTACATATGCATTAGGTTCAGTAGAATCACCTTTTGGATATAACCAAATTATTTCTTTAAATTCAGAATTAATACCTGAATATACTTTATCTTTATTTGTATTATTAAAATCTTCAAACAAATGTCTTCTTATAGTACAAGGTAAATTATTTACTCTACCATCATATGCATAAAAGTTATTATCTCCCATCCAATATGAAACACCATCATAGTCTATTGCTGCATGAGGTGCAATTAATCCACAGTTAGTTCCTAGTTGATTAAAAGAAAATACAAATCTACCACCTATAAATGCCATACTATACAATGCATTATCAGTCCATATTAGTATTGCACTTCTTGTTCTTACTGCACCAATAATTTCTGTACCATCTGCAAGAACATTTTCACCTGCAGTAGTATTAGAAGCTGGAACCCAATTTGTAAAATCTTCTTGGTCAGACCAACGAACTAACATACTATTAAAATCACCTGTACTAAATTCATTTGTTGCAAAACATATTGCGTGTCTATCATTAGGTGAAACTAATATAAAGTTTGACTTAGATGGTGCAGACGTTGCAGTAACATGAATTGCATTTGTAGAGCTTGTAATAGGTCTCATTCGTTGAGGGGTGATAGACGCATCAGTATCATAGTAATATATATTACCACCTCTTCTTAATCCTAAAACATCTTCACCCCAATTATCAAAACTCCATTGTGAACCCTGAAATGTTATGCCTGAACTAGAAGCTGCAACATTCCATGCTCTTGCTCCTGTAGTAGATGTACCTGCATTATATACACCTGCTCCATATCCTAATCCTTGAATACTATTTGATAGTTCATTCTCAAGTAAAAATGCTACAGATACTGCAGTTCCCCCACCTGTCGCAGTTCCTGTAGCAGTTGTATTAGCATTAAAAGTAAACTTATTTATATTAGTTACACTTGTAACAGTATAAGGTGATAAAGTAGCAAGAGTTATTCCACCTACTGCATCTGAACCTTCTATAATAAATCTATCTCCTGCAGTTCTATTATGATTTGTAATACTTGTAACAATTTCTGTAGAACCACTGTCTGTTGTAAATATATTCTGTGCAGAAACAACTGTAACAATAGGTGTAACATCATATAATGCTTGGTCTTTTTCTACTTTTACAACTTTATTAGTTCCAAATATAATATGTTTTATTGTATTATTATCTGACCAAGTTAATAAATCTCTTGCAATACCATCAAAAGAACTAGAATTATGTTTAACATAACCTCTTAGGTTTTCAGGTTTACCTTCTCTAAACCTTACTCTATTACCTTCAAACCATTTACCTTCTTCTGCATACTGCGTAGATTCCTTATGAAATCCGGGAAGAAAATTTAGTTTAGTTAGTTTTGAATCTGTAGATGCCATTAATATAATAATTCTGATACTGTTATAAAACTTTTAGATGCTTCAGCAATCATATCACTATCATGTAAATCAACTGAACCAGCTTCTTTTTTTGCTTGTAATGTATATGTATGAGAACCTGCAGAACCCGGAGTATCTAAAAATTGCATAGCAACCATAGCTTGAGTTCTAGCTCCTTCAGAAGCAAAAGAACCTATATATCCTAAATCAGTAGAACCTCTGAATAATTTAAACACTGCCTTACCCGGAGTAGCTGAATTATTACTTCTTGTATCAGTAAATACGTTTACTTGAACTAATACTTTATTTGTTGATGATGCAACTGTAATAGCTTGTGCTAAATTTGTTGTTGCATATGATGTTCCTAAACCAAGAGCAGTTCCCTGAGTGCTTTGAAGAATTTGTAACACTGTTCCTGTAACATTACCTGCAAATGATGTTGCAGATACAATACCTGTTACCACAACTCCTCCACTAGTTGTTTCAAGTTTTTTACTATTATTATGATACAAGTCTACTGCACCATCATTAGTAGCAACAAGATATGTTTCGTCTGCATCTCCATTTTGTAATTTAAGTAAATCAGCACTTATTTGTAATTCACCTGTTTTATTATCTATTCTAGAATGAGTAGCATTATGATATAGTTCTAAATCACCACCATCACCTAATTTAATTTTATCATTGTCACCCATATTAAGATGACTTGCAAGTGTTGTTTCTCCACCTACTGCTAATGTTCCCCCTACAGAACAACTTGTAACTACTGTAAGTTTATTAACTTCTTCAAAAGCAACCTGATTAATAGTGCTTCCATCTGTAGCAATTACTGTACTTGTACCCTGACTTGTTGCAGTTACTGCAGTACCACCTGTAGGTTTTAAAAATATTTTATAGTCACCTGAAGTTGAATTATTAACAAAATATATTTTTTCTTGTGCAGGAAAAGTAACTGTAACATTAGTTGTTAGTGTACCTGCAAACTTTAATCCTAAGTTTCTTGCTTGGTCAGTTGACCCATTAACAGTTGTTAAAGAAACTGCTACACTAGAAACAGAAACTACCTCATATCCACCTACTGCTTCATCAACTAAGTCAATAACATTTTGATTAAGTATAAGACCCCATGCATTAGGATTTTCTCCATCCCCTTGCTTTTCTAGCCTTATTCTACTTGTATAAGTTGAAGCCATTATTTACTCCCCATTAATATTTTGTCTAACTTATCTTCTAATCTTTTGAGTGCATTCATAAGATTATGCATATCATCTTTAACATCATCTTTACGTGCATACTCTTCTCTTGTTTTATTTAAAAGTATCTGTATTCTTTTTACCTCTTGAAACATTTTATTAAATGCCCAACCAAATGGAACAACAACCATAGTTAAAATTATATTCCAAAATAACATTGGGTCAATACTTTCCATATTATTTACTTTCTAATACTTCAATACGTTTTATAAGTTGTTGTATTACAGAAACATACATTGCATCTTTTTGTCCTAACTTAGATGTTTTTGCAAATCTTGCTTTATATTCTAAATCTCCAACTTTCTTGTCATCAGGTATGGTAGAGTTTTCTGTATATAGTATGTCTTTATCTTCAAGATATTGAAAGTCATCACTATCTTTAGAAACTTCAATCTCTTCAATCCAATAAGCATCAACTGTTTCTATGTCTTGTGCAACAAAACCTCTTACACTAGACTTATCTCCATGTAATTTTGGATTTTTCCAATCAAACGTTTTAGTTTTAAGTGCTTTAAATTTATCTAAGTCATAAACAAAATCAGATATGTTTTCTTTTAATCTACTATCAGAGTTTGATGCAATAGATGTATCTGTGGCAGTTAAGTCACCATTAGCTGCAACTCTAAATTTTTCTGATATTTCACCATCACTATCATTACTTGCACTATCTACATCTGTGCTTGTGCGTATAACGAAAGCACCCGGAGCATTAGGATTTGCAGTTCTAACAACACCAATACCAGCCATAATACCAGCATTGTTTTCATTTCTCCAATCAAGTCTTTGTTGTTGTAAAACATTACCATCATTAGTCACAGATTGAAATTCAAGTCTACCATTAGACATTAATCTAAAATACTCACTTAAAGAAGACGCACCATCTTTTGTTGTGCTAAAAATAATTTTACCGGGCATATCATTAGAACCGGGTGTTCCATCAACGACTGCGTGTATTTGTGCTGCAGGTGTTGCTCTATCTGTGCCATCTGCTCCACTCCAAATCACACCACCTAAACTATCGCCATCTTGAACTACAGTAACATCACCTATAGTTGCTGCTCTAGATTTACTGAAATTTAAATATCCCTGACCAGTTCCAGCATTTCCTCTATGTATAGCTATACCTGCTGCTGCACCTGTATCCTCTATTTGTAATTTAGCGTTAAATGTTGAACTAGCAGTAGTGTCATCTTTGCCAATATATACTCTATCATTACCACCATCTACAAATAACATTTTATCATTGCTATTACTTTCAACACGAAAGTCTACATCATTGCTATCTTCGTTAATTACTATACCACCTGATAATATTCTTGCTGTATCACTTGCTCTTGTCACTATTCAATTCCCATTTTTTTATTCATTTCATCTGTAACTTCTTTTAATGTTTTAACAACACCTAAAGTAAAAGCTTGTGTGATTTGTGCATCTTCACCTGTAGCTATTGTTATTCCATTAGCATTACAATGTGCCATATTTTTAGCAATTATTTCATTAATAGCTATTCTACATCTTGTTTTAATTGCATTATCTATCCAATCTTGTTGCGAATAAGCTGCATAAGATAATCCTTTATCTTCTGAATCTGTTAATGTAACTGTATAATTTGGCATTTACTTTCTCCTAACCTAATAAATAAAATGAAGCTCTTTGTCTATTAGCTTCTAATGTAGCTGAATTACTTCCAAAATGTGCAGCAACTTGCAGATAATCCCCTGCAGATAAATTTATTGCTAAAGTTCTTGTTCCTCCTCTTACACTATCTCCAAAGTTTACCCAAGGGTCTAAACTTCCTATTGAACCACCACCATTTAAATAAAATCCTACATGAAGTTGATTAACTTGAGCATTAGCTTGAAGCTCTGCTGAAAGTAAATATCTACCATCAATGGGTGCAGTAAATCTACCATTTGATGTATCATAAACACTACCTGTATCTACTCTTTCTTCATCAAATGTCACAAAAACAACTGCACTACTACCTACACTTGTTGTTGATGATTTTTCTACTAAAGCATGACTTTGTTGAGGAACAGTAAATCGACCTGTTGTATCTAATCTTGCTCTTTCAGTATTATTGGTTTTAAAAGCAGTATAATGATTTGATGATGTTCCAATTTGCACACCAGCACTATCACTCGCTATAAGATAGCCTACTGCACCTGAACTAGACCCTGCTACGTCACCAGTAAAAGTTAGACCACTTGATGATGTAGCAAGTTTCGTACTATTATCGTGTTTAAAAGTACAACCACCATCTGCATCAAATTGTGCTAATATTTCTGAATCACCTTTAAGAAAAACAACTGAACTATTTGTTTTAAGTCTTAAATCTCCAGTGCCATTATCTTGAACAGAAGAATGAGAGCCATCATGGTATATTAGCATATCAGCATCAGCACCAAGTTTAATTCTATCATCATCACCCATATTCAAATGAGTAGCTAAAGTAGTTTCACCTGTTACATTAAGTGTTCCACCCATAGTAACATTACCATCAAACGTACCACCATCTGCTTTACTTACAGTATCTGCTACACTAAACACATCATATACTGTTACTACAATAATATCATTTAATGATGCACCTGTGCCTAATACAATAGATGTACCACTAGTTGCAGTATAGTCTGCAGTTCCTAATAATACACCATTTTGGTATACATCTACATATGTGCCATCAGAATAACTTAAAGTAATATTTTCACTACCTGCACCACTAAATGTAGTTTGACCTGCAGTGGCAGTATAGGTATGTACTTTACGTACTCCATTACTAGGTGATGTTCCTATATATGCCATTAGTTATAATCCCTGTGATTCTCGCCATGTTTTATAATTATTTTTTACTGTATCTGTCCATGCTACATTTGCTATTGCTTGTACTTGAGCATCTTCTCCACTTATATCTTTAGCTGTATGTGTCCATGTATCTCCATCTTTTTTAGAAGTAAAAGGTTCTAGCATATGTCTATGAACAGTTCTTGATATCTCAGTTCCGTTCTCCTTAACAATAGTATCTGTTCTAACTTGTATAAACCAAGTTTGCACTATTTCGATTTTAGATATTTCTGTTTCTTTTGTTAACGACATTTTTTTCTCCTATGAATTTGTATCATATACTCCTGTCCAAGCAAGATAAGCACCAGTACCTGCATGATGTGCTATTTCTCCCCATCCAGCTTGATTTGTCGATTGATAAAATGCAATTTGACTTCCACTAACATAAGGAGAAATATTTGTTGAGGTAGTTCCTAAAGTAAAACGTACATAGGTCATAACATTACCACTTGCAAAAGCTGTTGATGCTGCAAAGGGTAACCCTGTAACTCTAACACCACCTGCTGCTCCTGTAGTATCTACATTTGTAAACTGACCTTGTACTAAAACTTGTCTACCTATTTTTGTATATCTTGCACTTGAAAGTGTTACTGCTGAACTTGGGTTTGTCGTACTTCCTTCAAGTGTTGCTGTAAAAGTTCCTTCTTCATAATCATCAAGAGCATTTGCTGCTTCATAACCTAAATTTGTAAATGTTACTGTACCACCTGTTCCTACACATAAATGTATTCCTGCATTATTTGCATTTTGTACATTAGCTTTGTTTGTTCCATTAGAATCAAACTGCATATATCCACCAAGATTACCTGCATCAGTATCATCAAGTCTTAGTAATCCATGTGAATTTACACCTGCTGAAATTTCTAGTTTTGATGCAGGAGCTGCAACACCAATACCTACTCTATTACCACTAGCATCAACAACTAAAGCATTAGCATCTGTATCAGCTTCAACTCTAAAATCTACACTTGCTCCTGCTTCATTAAATACTGCACCACCATCTTGTGTTAATGCACCATCTATATCTACAACATCAAGGTTAGTAGTGCCATCTACATCAATGTTACCTGATATGTCTAGTGATGCAGCATCAACCTCACCACTAAATGTACCTGTAGTTGCATCAATAGCAGTTGATATTACATCAGCAGGTTTTTTTCCTATGTAAGGCATTAAGAAATCTCCAAATAACTCGTTACCACATCTACTGAACTAGCTGCACTTGATGTAATCATTACATGGTCTGCATTATTTAAAACTAATTTTTGGTCTCCACCTACAACAACTAAACTAGAACCTACAGGTATGGGTGCATCCTTAACTAATCTTGCAACACCATTACCTGCTGCTCCAATACTTACATGAGCAGATACAGTTATTTGTGAAGTAGATATATTTGCTAAACTTAATCCTATAATAGTAGTTTCTGTACTATCTGAAGGACAAGTATAAGCTGCTGAAGGTGATGTGCCTACTCCTGCTACGACTGATACCTTAAAATTATTTGCCATAATATTCCCTTATTTCTTAATGTATTATACTGTATAACTTAACCTAACGCAATAGCAAATGGTATAGGCGAGTTATTAGCAATACTTGTTGCCATTGTTGAACTTAAATTACCTACTACAGTGTTTATAGAAGTTATAGCTGCAGTACGACTATTAATACTTGTAGCCATTGTTGCACTTAGATTTGTTATAACAGTATTAATAGAAGTTATTGCAGCAGTACGACTATTAATACTAGTTGCCATAGTTGCAGATAAATCTGTTATAACAGTATTAATACTTGTAATTGCTGCAGTTCTGTTACCTATACTAGTTGCTAATGTAGAACTTAAATTACCAACTACAGTATTAATTGATGTTATTGCATCTAAGTTAGTCTTTGTTAAGGCACTTACATTAGCTATAGAAGTTGCCATAGTTGCACTAAGATTAGTTACTACAGTATTAATTGACGTTATTGCAGCAGTTCTATTACCTATACTAGTTGCTAACGTAGAACTAAGATTTGCAACTACTGTATTTATACTTGTTATGGCTGCAGTTCTGTTAGCAACAGATGTTGCCATAGTTGCAGATAAATTTGTAACTACTGTATTAATAGATGTTATTGCATCTAAATTAGTTTTAGTTAAAGCACTAACTCCTGCAACTACTGTATTTATACTTGTAATAGCATCTAAGTTAGTTTTAGTTAAAGCACTTACTGCAACTGCTAAACTATTTACAGAAGTTACTACTGTGTTAATACTTGTAATTGCATCCAAGTTAGTTTTAGTTAATACACTAACTGCTCCTACAACAGTATTTATAGAAGTTATTGCATCTAAATTAGTTTTAGTTAAAGCACTTACTGCAGCTATCTGTGTTTCAGTTCCAACAGTTACACCTGCTTTAAATAATCTTGTTGCATTTGCACTTACTGCAAATAAATTAGTTGCATTTATAGCACTTACAGATGTATCACTAAAACTTAACGTATCTGCAGTTAAGTCTGTTATACTTGCTTTTGTTGCTCTTAATACACTTGTTTCAATCGTAGTTGCAGTAACAGTTGCTGCAGTTATTTTAGTTCCTACTGTAAGATTATTTAAGGTTACATCAGTTGCACTAACTGCCTTCATATTAGTAGTGCCTTCAATAACTACATCACCACCAATAGATGTATCATTTTCTACTGTAAGAGCAGAACCACTTAATGTTCCACCTACAAATGCATTAGCAGAAACTGTAGTTGCAACACTCACACTTATTACTCTACCAAAAGTGTCTACATTAAATTTACCTAAAGGTCCATAAGTAGCAGAAGTAATACCTGTAGTTGCAAGACTTATAGTAGGATTACCTGATGTACCATTACCATTACCTACAGATATAGGACTAGTTCCTGTAATAGTTCTACCTGAAATAGTTCCTGAGTCACCTACTACAATACCTGTAATACTTGATAAGTCTGCAATATTATTTAATGCAGTTACATTTGCAGTTAATGCTACACCACCTATTTGAAATGTACCACCTATATTAACTTTATCTGTTGCTAATTGTAAAGGTGTAGAATTACCTGCTCCTGTTTCAACACTCTTTAATGTCGTTCCTAATTCACTATTAGCTACACTAACTTGTAATAAGTTTTTATAAGTGTTTGCAATTTTTTTACCTGTAAAATCACTCATATCATATTCCAATACTTATCTGTATCTTGCCATTCTGTTGTTGCAGTTTCCCAATCTAAATTTCTATCAACATTAGATTCAGGTCTTACATTTCTAATAAAAAAATCTTCTGCTATTCTAGGACTTTTATTTTGAGGATGATTCTTTAAATCATAACCACCTTCAAAATCTTCAGGACAAACCATAAGTCCATAACTATTTTTTTTCATTACGTTACGTCTGTATTCAAATCCACAGACATCACATTCTACTATTGTATTTTTTCCAACTGCCATTATGTAGGTAACCAATCTGTTACTGTAACATTTGTTTCAGGCATAGGAGACCTTCTAGTAGGAAACTTTAATGTTTCAACATCTAAACTTTTAGGGATTTTATTTTGAGGATGGTTTTTTAAATCATATCTTTCATAATCAGTAGAACAAACCATAAGTCCATAACTATTCTTTTTTAAATCCCTTAACTTATATCTAAATCCACATATGTCACATATGCCTAAAGTATTTCTTGATGTAGTCATTATATACTAATTTTCGGTTTTATTAAAAGACTTACTCTTTCTCTATCTTCTGTTAATGCTCTAGCTAATCTTTCTTCATACTCTGTTTTTATCATTGCAATCCTATTCATATCAACATTAGGTCTTTTCATTGACATATAATAAGCAACTCCTGCACTAAGACAGGGTAAAAATCTTCTTGAAATATCAGGTGTTTGTACTGCAGATTTATCTACATCTTGCATATATCTAATTAATTCTACTTTAACTTTATCTGTAGAATTTTCAGGAAGCGGCCAAAGATATATTTCAGGATTATCTCTTTCATGTCTTACTGCATATTGAGTAGGTCTGCCTGTTTGTTTTTTGTTAGGAATTTTTAAGAACTCTTGCATGGATATGCGTTCTAATTGTATATCAGTATTATCTCTATTAACAACTGCTTCTAATACATCTATACTTGAAGAAGCTAATGCATATGTAGTTACACTTGCAGTAACAGTAATTGTAGAAGTTTCTGCAGTCCATAACATTATGTCTCTATTTTGCCAATCAGATAGTAATAAATTAATTGACCTTCTTGCAGATTTAGGCTCATGTCCAAGAGTAGGTTCACCACCTATCATTTCCATTGCTTCTTGGATAACCTCATCAATATCCATAGAAAAATTGTATGTACCTGATGTACTCATTTCTTTTTAATCTTTCTTTTTTTTATTTTTTTAGTATTAGGTTTCTTAATCTGTTGTGAAACACTACTTCTACCAATAGCCATTACTTACCTCTTAACCAGTCATACCATTTTGCTTTACGTTCTTCGTAATCCTTTTGTGTGCTTTTGAGTCTTAGGTGGTGCTTTTTTACTTTTGCCTTTTCCTGCCCATAACTTTTTATCTGCCCAATAAGCCGCAGACATTTTGCCCTTACTAATATTTTTCGCATGACGAGCTTTAAAACTTTTCCTAGCTTCTTTAGAATAATTGTGACCCATTGAAGAGTCACCATAATGTATAAGTTTAATTCTATCACCTTCTTTAGCCAAGACCATGCCTTTTTTGCCCGGTCTGTCAGACCTTTTAGGTTTATTAAATCCTGCAAATTTTTTGCCACGATATTCTATTCCTCCTGATGGTAACCTTTTTACTCCGGGATATTTACTCATGCTATCCTCTTTCTAGGTTTAGTTGTTTTTCTTTTTCTACCTGAAGCAGTAACAGACCACTTAACCATTTTAGGTCCTGTCTTTTTCTTTGCTTCTGCTTTACTAATACGACTTGCTACTTTTGCAGGTCTACAAGCAGGATAAGGTCTAGACTTTTTATCTTTGCCTGACCTTCCACACTTTTTACCTGTCTTAACATCTCGCCAATCTTCTTTGAACCATTTAGTTAAGCCACTATTCTTAGGCTTTGCCATTAGTAAGTTCCACCACGTTTCTTATAGGTACGAACAAGCCAAGCATTTGCATATGCTGATGGATATACCTTGAACTTACGTTTAGCTTCTGCTTTTACTCTTGAGTATAATGCAGGATTTTTTGGTTTTGGTGAGCCTGATTTTTTCTTTTTAGCGATTGCCATTGTTTCTCCTTTACATACATAAGTCTTCGTATTTAATTGTATATAGTCTATGTTTAGCTAACTCTTTATTAGAGTCTATACCTATTATAGTATTACATTTTATTATTTTTAGCAACCAATTTATCATATGCTTCCTTTATTTCTTCTATTGTTCTTTTACAACCTATACAAATATTATCTTTAAGTTTACATATACCAATACAAGGTGTTAAAGTTTTCCTGTCCACCATGCACCAACAATCCATGTCAATAATCCTGCAAAAGCCATTAAAAATATAAAAGCTACACCATAGCCTGTATACTCTAACATTTCTTGTCTACGTCTTTCTGCCATCTTTTCTGCGTATCGTCTTGACTTTCTAGCTTCTGCCTGAAATCTTTGCCAATCTTGCCAAAGTCCGGGTCTTCCTAAATAAATCATTATCTTTTTTAGTTCTTCTTCTTTTTCTCTTATTTGTTCAAGAGCCATAAACTCTTCTAAGTCAGTGCCACCACCTTTAGATTTTTTAGCTTTCTTTTCTAGTTGTTCTTTTGCAAATACAAAATCAGATATTTGTTTAACACAACCTGATAATTCTTTGCCATTGGATATAAAATTTTTTATTATTCCAAAAGCTGCATTTGCTGCGGCAAGTTCTGCTAACATTATCTTTTCTTTCTTGGTTTACAATATGAAGTTATTCTTAAATTAGGTCCTTCCTGTTGTGGGATTGAAGGTTGATTGTTTAATCTTTTTGCAAAGTATAAACATCTGTCTATGTCTTGAAAAGTTTGTGTTTGGTCTATTACTCTTATTCCCATCATAAACACAAGCACAAATTCTATCATGTTTTTTTATGAGCTTTTTTTAAACTTTCTTTTCCTTTTTTAAATATATTTACAACTTGAGTTTTACCCATTACTTTAGCTCTCTGCTCACCGACTGTAAGTATTTGTATCTTTCTCGCATAAGGCTTATTGATTTTTTTAACTTTTGCAACTGTGTTTCTTGCGTCTGTCGGTGTGGCAAATTTGATGCTAACTGTGTCTTTAGGGTTTTCATCTGTGTATAAACGTCTGCCTGAACCCTTTGGTTTTTTACCTGTACCAACTTTAGGGTCTTTTCTTTTTTTTCTTACTACCATTACTTAACATACTCTTTAAAGTTTTAGCTTGTTTAGCATGAGTCTTAGATGCTTTACTTAGTCCTTTAATAACTTTTTTAAGCTTTCTTTTTTGCTTTTCCATAACCTTTTACCTGTCTTGCAGAAGTTGTATTACCTTTATATTTTTCAGTCTTTTCAGGTTTATCATAAAAACTTGCAATAAGACCACCACCAAACATAGGTTTAAATCCCATATTCATTTTAGCTTTTGCAGGTAATTTATGTATACCCGGATTTATAGATTTAGGTGGTAAATCTTTAAGACCTACTTTACTACCTTCAGACTTTTTAGTTATCCTTTTCATTAATTTAGGATATTCTTTTTGCATTTCTTTTTTTGCTTGTCTCATTGCTCCTTGTGCTATCTGACCCTTTTTTAATCTATAAGCTTCATCAGGACCTCCACCAAAAATCTTTTCAACCATAGTTCTTTTTCTTGTAGGTTTTTTATTAGTCATACCCATAATAAGTTTATACATTGTAGCCTTATCTTTAAACTTTTTATTTAAAGCATCTTTAGGTGACATAGGTTTACCTATAGTCTTATCCTTAGTGCCTGATTTAAATGCCTGAAACTTTACACCCTTACCTGCACCTTTAGTATCTGCTTTTTTCCTTTTTAGTTTATCACCTTTTCCTATTATTCTTGCAGTTGTTTTAGGCATTGCTCTTTTTTTAGGAGTGCCAAACATATGTGCAAAAAAGTCTGATGCACTATCATAAGCAACGTCACCCTTCTTATCTATAAACCTACCTGTATAATCATTAGATTTAGTTTTCTTAGGTGTATCTTTTTTAATTATCTTAGTTTTTCCTTTAGGTATACCTCTACTACCTGCATAATCAGGTATTTTATTTTTATCCTTTTTATCTCCACTACTAATGCTACTTTTACCTTTATTTTTATCTTTTGGTATTAAAAAACCTGCAGTTAGTAAACCTGCTCCTGCGGCATATTTTTTCCAATGTTTTCCAAAGTGTTTTTTTAGGTAAGCTAGTTTACCTGTAGCAGGAACATTTTTAAGAATCATATCTGTATTTTTCTTTTTAACTATATTAGTTCCTTTAGGAATAGTAACTAAATTAGTTCCTGTTTTTTTAGATGATTGTTTAGTAACAGTTAAATCAGTTGATTGCTTATTTTTATTTTTTGTAGTATTTTTTGTAGTATTTTTAGATATTTTATCTTTTTTAATATTTTTTAAAATATCAAATAATTTTTTATTATATTCTTTTTTACTAAATACTTTTTCTTTATTTTCTGCTGCCTTCTTAACTTTTTCTTGAAGGTTTTTTAGTTTATCTATATCTTTTTTTTGTATAGTAATTTTTTTATTTTTACCTGTTTTACCACCACCTTCAATAAATTTTTTATAGGCATCATCTATATATTCTTTAACCCCTTTACCTAGTGAAAGTATTTTTCTTCCTGAACTTACCATTATTTTTTTCTCCCTGTTAGTGCCTTACCATAACCACGCATTGCTTTACCAACACCTCGTATAGTTTTTCCTTTAGTGCCTGATTTAAATGGCACACCTGTTCTAACTGCCATATCTAGCATATTCAAACCTTCTATTACGTTCATAGGCATAAGAGAAAGCATTGCACCCTTAAACTTACCTAGTTTTGGCTTAGAACTTTTACCTACAGTTTTTCTTTTTGTACCTGCT